TGGCAAGTTTGTCGCGTTAAACCTTGTGCTAATACCAGCATACGCGCCTACACCTGTATAAACCTCAAACTTTGCTTTGCCTGTCGGCGTCACCCCCAGACCGAGGTTGCCGGAGGCGTCGAGGCGTAACAGATCGAAAGCGTTACCGCCATCGCGGAATGTAATTGCGCCGAAGTTTGGGTTGTAAAAGCCGAAATAACCCGTCCCCGTTGTCAGCGCCAATCCTTGAGCAAGACCATCTGTAAAGTTAGAGACTAAACCAGCAGAACCGCCCCTAGAGACGGTCAGTTTTGATGCAGGCGAACTCGTCCCAATGCCGAGGTTGCCGGATTGGTCGAGTAACATATTGGCATTGCCGCTTGATGCGTTCGTACGCCAGCCCATGTTTCCTGTGGCATTGGAAAACAGGATGCCGTTAGCACTACCAAGATTCAGGCCCCCCTGCTGGCTTTGAATCAGCAAGTTGCCTTGATTAGTTTGTTGGAAACGAGCAAGGTCAGCCGTCGTTGCATCAGCGGCAAGAATGTGCAGTTTTGCATTAGGCGAACTCGTCCCAATCCCAACATCACCCGCCGCACTTACTACAAACGGCGTAGCATCCGGGTTGGAGCTGTCCTCCACCTCTAGCGCATTGCCAGTACCCGTCTGCGTGATCCTGAGTGCTGGAGTGGTGGCGTTCACCACCATGACATAGCTGTCGCCTGCTTGTGCGGCTTGGATCTGCGGGACAACTGTATTGAGCAAAAGCGCTTCATAAACGGGAGGCATAGCTATACTCCTAAATCGGGTTGTACTCTGTGCCATTGCTGGTCGGCACAGTTTCGACGACATAGTAAGCTGTGCCATTGCTTGCCAGCACAACTTCATCCACTACATACGCCGTACCATTACTGGTCAATACCGTCCACGGCGGCCCAGGGTTGGGTGACGCAAAGTCCGTCGCCAACGTAGCGACGGTCCCGAGCCCCAGGCTCAGGCCATTACGGACGGGTATGCCAAAGCTCATCGGATATTGATGGGTTTAGCGTAGAGGGTGCCAGCGCTGCCAATCTGGATCGCACTGACCCGCCACGGAGCACCCGTACCTTGCGGCACGATAAACGGAATCGGCGTATTGGCTGGGATGGGTGTTGAGCTGGTAGTCGCAGTCACACCTTCGCCTATTACGACGTACGCAGCGGTTGTTGACCAGATCACCACACCTTGCGGGCCTGACGGCCATGCGGTCGTTGACCCCGCTGTGCCTGTATAAGACGCCGTATAAGCGGGGTAGTTGGCATCAGCAAGAGGATTGAGCAGTTCCATAACTTGTCCTTACGCAAGGAATTTGAGCTTGTACAAGGTCGATAGGTACTGCCCTACGATCTCGTCAATGATGTTTTGGAGCGGCGTGTCGTCCTTCTCACACACCTTGTACCGCATCTCTTCGATGTCCGCAAGCGAGTCTTTGAGAAACTCAATGACGTCTGTCGTCTTTTTGGCTGACATCAGCGTGATAGGCCCGATCAGCCCATGCCGGCCTTGGTACGCTTCGGCAAACTTATCGGCGAGGTCTACGATCGAGTCGTAGAACTCGTTCAGCGCAACGTGCTTGGCGTACGATCTTGTATTTAAGTGTACGCTGTGCGTCACATCACGCGCTAGGAACAAGGTGCCGATAAAATCTGCGCAGCTCATTGCGTCATACCCATTTGTTGAGCGACCACCATGTCGCCAGCCGTCATGACATCTTTCAGCGTCTGCATGACAACATCTTGAACCTGATCAGGCGTCATGCCCGCTTGCACGGCTTGAATACGCTTGGTTTCCGCATTGTACTCGTCAATGCGCAGCTTCTGCGCTTCCATTGACTTGCCGACGTTCTGGAGCATGTTGTACATCTGCTCCATCTGCTGCTGCATCGCTTGGATTTGCTGGTTGGCCGCTTGCAGCGCTGGATCGTCCTCTTCCTGCAACAGTTTCGGATCGATCATCTTCTTCAGGCGCTGCGCCATCTCTTGCGCGCCCGGCCAATCCATGTTCTTGACAAACAGATCGCCAGCCGCCGCCCACAGGTTCGGATTGCCTTGCAGAATCTGACTCATCGCGTCCATCGACTCCTGACGTTTGGTCAGGTAGCTCGGGCCGGTCGTGACCTTAACGTCGTACTTGCCAACGCCAGGGTTGTAGATCTTCTCGACCACGACGCCTTGCTCGTTCACGAGCTTTTGCACGGCCTGCGGCTGGTTCGGATCAAGCCGCACCATCTTCGACTCGCCATCCACCCCGATCACCCGCGCAATACGCTGCGTGTCGTAGATCTTGGGGATCAGATCGACCAGTTGCCGGCCGACGTGACGGATGGCCCGAGCCAGATTGTCGACGTAATGGTACGTACCGACGTCGCCCTCGCGTTGACGGGCCAAAATAGCCCGTCCAGACCGCTCATTTGACGTCATTCCGAGGCTGGCGTTGTACTGCCCAGTCGCCGCTTTGATGTCCTCAGAAGCCCCCATTTTGGCCTGAATCAGACCAGTTTGGGCCATCGGAGGCTGCGCTCGCTGCGGCAAAGGCAACATATTGCCCGCGCCGTCGGTCGCATCAGGGTTGACCTCAAGATACGGGTAGTTCTGCGTATTCGCAGTCTTCCACTTCTCTTCGTAACCCTCGAACTGACCGCCGTAGCCAATAAACGGTGCCTTGGGTGCAAGCGCCAGCATCTCCGCCTCTTGGCTCACCCAGTAGTTGTACATCCGCTGGGCGTCTTTGGCGTTCCTGACCAGTCCTGAGATCTCAAGCTGGCCTTCGATCGACCATTCGTTACCGATGACGCGGATGACGGGGATGTAAGCCCCCGCCCAGTCGCGCTCTTCGATGATCTCGTAGCCGTTGGTCTTGCACCATTTGATGCTTTTCCGCTGCAACTTGCGCTGACGGGTCGGTTTTAGACCCATTTGACGCATCATTTTGTCTTGCGGCGAGCCTTGGTAGGTCGTCGAGCCGTCCGGGTACAAATTGAGCGTTTCGGGCTTGTAATCGCAGTAGAAATACTCTGCAATCCGCACCGTTGTCTCAGACAGCCACTGCGAGAGCGCCTGATCGCCCACGCCTTGCGTCATGATCGAGCTGACAGGCATGGCGTTGGGGTACATCCGCTCGTAATCGGCCTTCAGGATGTCTTCGGTGATGAAGCACCACTCGGCATCCGCACCGCACGGGTCTTGGATCGTCGGATCCATGTAGACCGAAAAGCTGTTGCGGATCCGGCCGATCTTAATGTCCTGATCGAAGCTCGTCTCGTCGCAATACTCGGTCAGAATGCGGATGTAGCCCTCGCCGTACGTCACCTGGTTGTCGCAGGCGGTGTCGTAAGCGACGTCCGCGTCCGACATGTACTCAATATGCCGGATCATGCCGTCGAAGATCTCTGCGACCTCGATGTCCGCGTCGTCGTCGACCGGAATGACGTTGGGCGACGGCCTGTTTTGCCGTTGCTCGTTGGTCACTTGCCGCACGTGCTGCGGCAGTTTGTTAATCGTCAGGCATGGACGCGCGTTGATGGTCTGGCCTTGCACCGACCCGCGTGTTGACAGCACATCTGCCGGCCACTGGTAGTGGTTGTCGGGACTTGCGGCCATGAACCGCAGGTCGTCCAACTGATCTTCCCGCGTGTCGCTGTACGCCGCAATCGCCATCTTGAAGCGACTGCGCATCTGCGACAGCTTGTGCGCAGTGTCCTTGTCCGGCGCGCCGCCTACATCCGAGACTTCTGCCGCGCCGATGATGCCTGTCGGATCGTAGACCATTATTTCTTCTTGGCGGCTTGCCGTTTGGTGGAGTACGCGATCGCCACCGCTTGGGCTGGCTTCTTACCGGCTTTGACCTCAGCCGCTACGTTTTTGCGGAAGGCGGCTTTGCTGGGTGACTTGACGAGTGGCATGGTTACCTCTTCTTGGCTGTTTTTGCGCTCTCTTTGAACGCCTTGGCTGTCGGTGCGCCGGGAGCGCCTGGCTTTCTCATCTTCTCGCCTGATCCGGCTTTGATGCGCTCGCGTTTGGCGTTGATGTTAGCGTACAGACCTGGTTTCATCTCAGCACTTCCATCGTTTGAGCGCCGCTTTGGCGCGTTCGCCATCTTTGGCCTTGGCGGCCACTGCCCCCATGCGAGAGCAGAACGACGCTTTGCGGCCCTTGTCGGCTTCGGTCTTGGGGTTGGGCGCGGGCGCTTTCAGATTGCTGCCAGTCGCGCGGTTGTACTTCTCGCGCCCCTTAGCCGTCAGGCCAGCGCCTTGGCTTGTAGGACGCTTCTCGCCGCGACCGACTGACAGACTGACAGATTTCTTGCTCATGCGCCCATCCAGCTTGTCGCGCCCGCTGAGCGGTCGCTGTAGTGGCGGCGGGACGCGGCAGCGCGGGGCTCGCGCGAGGCGACAGGAAATGCAAACGTCACCGCGATCGCGTCGGCGGCGTCGGGAGAGGCTAGACCCCTGGCTTTCATGTCCTTCTTGCTCTCCAAGAAGATCGTACCGCTTGAGTCTGGCTTTGTCTTTGGCCCGGTCAGATCCGCCTTCAGTTGCCTGTCTGACGTAATCGACGCAGTCCTCAACCAGTCACGCATCGCGCCCCACAGCTCGGCGCGCTTGTTGCCCCACATGATCTGGTTCTTGGCCTTCCAGCCAAAGTTGACTCCACGCACCTTATACCGCTGTTCGACCAGCCGGTCAAGTATGCCGTAGCCCAGACCACCTTCATCAATCACCGTCAGCGCCGGTTTGTACTCCTCGATCGCGTCGATGACGTGCCCGACCGTCGTCATCGTATCATCACCCCGATACCGCCGGATGGCGATGATGTCGCGCCCTTGCCGCACCGCGATGACTGTCGAGTCACCGCCTGAACGCGCCGGATCGATCCCGATCACGATCGGTGCTGTCTCGTCCTTGTGCTTGGGCCGACCGAACGCCTGATCGACCAGCGTCGGCCCGATGAACTGATCATCGCCTGCGCTGGGGAATTCGCCGTACACCTCGACCTTGGCCTGTATCGAGTCCTCACCGTACTCCGCGATGATCTGCTCGTAGACCTGTTTGTCGGTATCCTCGACGTCGCGGGCGTCGATGTTCTCTGTCGTCCAAAAGTCGCGTTTCGAGTTGAAGCACTCGAAGAAGTAGCCTTGGTTGCGGCGCGGATTGGAAAAAGCAAACCAGAACCTGTGCGGCGTGTTCTCAGTGAAGAAGCCGGCGGCCACTTGCCAGATCGCGTCCGGAATACCTGACGCCTCGTCGAAGATCAGACACACGCCGTCCAAGTTGTGCAGACCCGCGTAAGCGTCCGGGTTCTCTTCCGACCACAAGCGCCCCTCGATGGACCAGAAGCGCGTGCCTTTCTTCAAGTCCCGCTCAACGATCTCCGCCAGCCACTTGGCCGGTGCGACCTTGGTCGCGCTGATTTCGAACCAATGGCTGTTGATCATCATCGCCAGCCACTTGGTGATTTCCGACCAAGTGATACTGCGGAGCTGCGCCTCACTGTTGGCCGACACGATCGTCGTCGAGCCTATGCGCGTCGAGAGCATCCACAGCACGAGCCAACTGACCAGCGCGGACTTACCAATCCCCCGGCCTGACGCGACCGCCAGCCGGAAGACGTTATAGTCAACGCGCCCGTTGTTCTCTTTGATGTGCTGGGTGATCTTCCGCAAGACTTGACGCTGCCACTTGCGCGGGCCTTTGTAGTTGGCCAATGGCGTGCCCGGCTGCCCCCACGGGAACGCGAAGTTCACAAACGCTTCCGGATCGTCTTTGATGCGCGGCTGCCAGAGCCGCGTCATCAAGAGTTGTTCATCGGACGCGCTGTAGATCGGCTGTTGCAACTTGGACCTCGTTCATCTGCACGTCGATGACGCGCTGCTCTGCTTTCTCAAGCGCCGATATTACGCTGATCTGCTGCGCCACGTCGATCTGCACTTGCTGCTTAGCCACCCAGTCGTGTCTGTGGCGCAGGATCTCCAGCGCCGCTTTGGTGTCGCCCGCAAGCGCAGCGTCCATCATCACGGTCGCAAGCGCTCCTTCTGCGTCAGCGCGCCCCTTCTGTTCGGCCATCTCGGCAATCGGGTCCATTTCGCATAGACGCCGATACTCGGTCGGCAACATGCCAGCCTTCAACGCCAGCGCGTCACCTTTCAGACCTAACTTGGCAGCCTCATAGATGCGCTGCAGACGCGCCTCAGTTGCCTCTAGTTTGCGCGCGGTCAGCGGCAAGGATTGAAAGGTCATGGCTGTAACGTTTTATGTGACAACTAATTTTAACATTTTGCAAAAATTTATGCGACCCCTCCGTTTTTGGCTGGCCCTTTCGCCGGCCCTGGCCGGGGGCTCTCACCCGCACGGCCACGAGCTGACGTTACGTTATAACATTACGTTAGCCTGGGCGATGGTCGATGGGTCACATGGGTCACGGTCGGCAAGGTCAACTGATCCGGTCAATGGGTCAAATGGGTCATGGGTATCGGGTATCGGTCATTGCGCCTGATGGGTCAAATGGGTCATGACACTTCAAGGTCGAATGTCGAATGGGTCAAATGGGTCATGACCCTTCAAGTTGCAAACCATGTTCAAACGGGCAAAACCGATGCGCCGATGGGTCAAATGGGTCAATGGGTCATGGGGTTTTTTTTCGCGCCAACGTTTGCGCCGGCGTGCCCAGCGGCTATAGCCGTTACCGTTTCACCTATAAAACAAACAAGTCTTCAAATGAAATTGAAAGGTATATGACCCATTTGACCCATTTCCCTATGAAAATCCGCGCCGACGCCATGACCCCGACCCGACCCAGCGCGACCCATCGCGCGATGGGTCACGCAAACCGCTTGCACTGCTACAAATTATGTGAC